CACACATGAGATTTTTCAAGGGTTTTGCGTTGAATGTACACTTGCCGATGAGGATGGCGTACACGGCATTCGCAGCCCAATTTGACGAGATGAGCTATGGGACGAAGAGGACCAAGGCCGACACCGACGAAAATTCTGAAGGCACGCGGCAGTTGGCTCGCAAAAAAACGAATGCCTGAGCCGCAACCGCCGCCCGGGCGTCCCAGGCGTCCCGCGTGGATCACGGGGGAGGCACGGAAAGTATGGGATCAGCTGATGCCGCTACTCGAATCGATGGGCATCCTCAGCCAGATCGATCGCAACGCGCTCGCCCGTTATTGCGATTCATTTATCTGGTGGTTGAAGCTTCGCGAGTTCATCAAAAAACGCGGCGAGTTCTATACATCGAAGGACCGCAACGGGAAGCCGCTTCTTCGTTCATTTCCCCAGGTCGATCAATGCCTCAAACTCTCCGCACAACTGACCCGCCTGGAGCAGGAATTCGGGCTGACGCCTTCCGCCCGCAGCCGAATCAGTCTGCCCGCTCATGTGGAATCGGAGAGCGACGCCCGCAACCGCTTCTTCATGAAAAGTTCAGGATGAGGTGAGTGATGCCGAAAACGAAACCTCAGCGACCGGCCAGGAAAACCCGCAGCAGCCGCAGGCGATCAGACGTCCGTCCCGACCGACCGCTTGAAATTCAGACGCGGCGGCTCGCCGATCTCAAGCCGGCGCCATGGAATCCGCGCGAGATCTCTGACGAGGCATTGGAACGCCTCGCCGCCTCGCTCGACCGCTGGGGCTGCGTGGAGCCGATCATCGTCAACGATCGCACCGGCCACGTCGTCGGCGGGCACCAGCGGCTCAAAGTCCTCCGGCAACAGAACGTCGCCGCCACGCAGGTCGTCGTCATGGACATCCCCGCCGTCGACGAGAAGGCGCTCAACGTGGCTCTCAACTCGCCGATGCTTGGCGGCCAGTTCACGCCGGATCTCAACGCGATCCTGGACGAACTCGACCGCGAACTTCCCGACGTCACCGGCAAGCTCGGCCTCGATGGTCTGCGATTATTACAGATTGACTCTCCAGAAGAATTTCCACTCAAGGATGAGATGCTTGAGACGGAGCGTGAATGTCCCAAATGCGGCTACCGTTGGAGCGGGGGGAAATGAAAGAGAAGCCGCCCTATCATATATCGAGCATGGCTGAAATTCAAGTCCTTCCCTGGAATGGCTTCAAGATCATCTCGACCTTCAGCGGGGCGGGCGGCTCATGTCTCGGCTATCGCATGGCCGGGTTCAAGGTGGTCTGGGCGAATGAGTTTGTCCCGGCTGCTCAGGAAACATATCGCGCCAACATGGAGCCTGACTGCATCCTCGATCCCCGTGATGTCCGGACTATCAAGGCAAAAGAAATTCTATCCGCAACGGGATTGACTGAGGGAGGGCTTGATCTGTTCGACGGCTCTCCTCCCTGTCAGGCCTTCAGTACCGCGGGCAAGCGGGAAAAGGGCTGGGGCAAGCCGAAGAGATATGAGCATGGGACGACTCAATGCAATGAGACCTTGTTCGATGAATACATCCGCCTTCTCCATGGCCTGATGCCGAAGGTCTTCGTCGCTGAGAACGTCAGTGGATTGGTCAAGGGCGCCGCAAAGGGGATATTTCTTGAGATTCTGTCAGCGCTGAAATCCTGCGGCTATCGCGTCATCTGCCGCGTTCTGGATGCTCAATGGCTCGGCGTGCCTCAATGCCGACAGCGAGTCATCTTCATCGGAGTTCGTGATGATCTTGGCCTTGAGCCGGTCCATCCAAAGCCACTGCCCTATCGATATACGGTTCGGGATGCTTTGCAATATCGCATAAAAGTAAAAACGGAGATGATCATTGGAAATGATCATTTCAATCCCAAGTGGAATTCCGTGGATCATGGTCCTCATCCGACGATCATGACTTCTCCAGGGAAGACAAGCGGTTATCTTCGAGAAGGCGCTGAGCTTCGCAAGTTTTCGATCGCTGAACTGAAATGCATCTGTGCTTTTCCTGATGACTTCATTTTAACTGGCTCCTATGCTCAGCAATGGGAACGACTCGGCAATAGTGTTCCACCAATCATGATGAAACATATCGCGGTTCCAATTCGGGATAAAATATTACTATTGAATAATCATGGAGCCGAGCGACGATAAATCTCAGGGGCAATGAGATGGCGACGTGCCGACGGCGACAACACGGCAGCATAAACGCAAGCGGTCGTTCTCAGCGTATCGGCCAAAGACACTCCGCGGGATCCTCCGCCTCATCCCCGGCTACGATCCGTTCGCGACTGCCGGGGACTGCTGGCTCGATGAAGATGCCGCCCGGCTCGCGCTCGATTTCTTTCCGGAGGTGCTGACCCACGTCAAAGGCGAAAAGGCGCATCAGCCGTTCATCCTGGAACCATGGGAGCAAGCGATCGTCGGCAATTTGTTCGGATGGAAGCGGCCCGACGGGACCCGCCGATATCGCACGTGCCTCATTTTCGTTGCCCGCAAAAATGGCAAGACGCCGCTGGCCGCTGGGATCATCCTTTACGTTCTTTTTTGCGATGGCGAGCCGGGCGCCGAAATCTACTCCGCCGCTGGCGAGCACAAGCAGGCCGCGCTGATCTTCGAGCACGCCCGCGGGATGGTCGAGCACGAAAAGCTCCTCCGCGATCAAGCGAAAATCTATGAGACCTTCAAGTCCATTGAGGTCGGCAGTTCGACCTACCGCGTCATCAGCGCCGACGCGAAAACAAAACATGGGTTCAATACGCACCTCGCCGTCGTCGACGAGCTGCACGTTCAGCCCGATGCCGAACTCGTGGACGCGCTCCGGACATCCACGGGCGCCCGACGCCAGCCGCTCATCATCTACACGACGACGAGCGATTACGAGCGCGAGTCGATCTGCAATACCGAGTACGATTACGCCTGCAAGGTCCGCGACGGCATCCTGGACGATCCGACCTATCTGCCCGTCATCTACGGAGCCGAGAAAACAGACGACTGGACGAAGCTTTCGACGTGGCGGAAGGCGAATCCGAACCTCGGCGTCAGTCTCTCGGTGTCATTTCTGCGCGAGCAATGCGCCCGCGCCCAGGCGACGCCGAGTTATGAGAACACATTCAAACTACTACACCTCAACATCAAGACGGAGCAGATTTCGCGCTGGCTGCGGATGCTGGACTGGGACGCCTGCATGCAGCCTCTCAACCCGTCTGATCTCGTGGGGCTGGAATGTTCGGCCGGTCTCGACCTATCGAGCACGCAGGACATCACCGCCCTCGTGCTCGCCTTCCCGATGGCGGTCGGCGAATTTGCACTCCTTCCGTTTTTCTGGATTCCCGGCGTGAATGCCGTCGAGCGGGAGAAGCGGGACCGCGTGCCGTACGCGCTCTGGCGTCGCCTCGGCCTGGTGAATTTCACGGAGGGCAACTCCATCGACTACCGGTTCATCCGGCAGCGGATCAACGAGCTCGGGCAATCGTACAAAATCCAGGGGATCGGATATGATCCGTACAATGCCACGCACATCGCGACGGAGCTCGGCGAGGAGGACGGGTTCAACATGATCGAATTCCGGCAGGGCATCCTTACGATGAATGAGCCGAGCAAAGAGTTCGAGCGGCTGGTGCTCCTGCACAAACTCCGCCACGGCGGGAACTCCGTGCTCCGCTGGATGGCATCGAATGCCGCGGTGAAAACCGATCCATCGGCCAACATCCGTCCGGTGAAGCCGGATTCCAAAGCCGCGAACAAGGTGGATGGGGTCATTGCGTCGATCATGGCTATCGCGCTGGCACGGAAGGCGCCGGAGCGGGAAGCGCAGATCAAAATACTGTGACTGCGTGAAAAAATGTGTGGACAACGTGACGGCGAGAATGTAGACTTCTGATGACGCGAATGCTGAGAGGGCTGGCGAACGGGTTGCATCGAGCGGCCGCAATCTGTCGGCGAGGACTGAGTGGCATGCAAGCCTATCTCGCCGCACGGATACCGGGCGTCACCGCACTGGCAGGTCTGATGTTGATCGCCTGGGGCGCGTGGCGGCTCTGGTCGCCCGAGGTGGCCGCCATCGTCGTCGGCCTGGTCATCCTCGCCGATGCGACGTGGTACGAATTTCGTGCAACGCGGAGGATCCGGCGATGATCGGAGTGCTCACGTCTCTGGTCGCACGGGCGACGATTGAAAGCCCCAGCGTGCCGCTGAACGCGGCGAACATCTCAGACATCCTCGGCGATACGGCAACCGATACCGGCCTCACGATCAACCACAAAAAGGCTCTCACGTACGATGCGTGGTATCGCGGCATCGCTCTCATTTCCGGCTACGTGGCGAAGCTCCCGCTCTTCGTCTATCGACGGATCCTGGAGGACGGCCACGAGATCGGGAAAGAGCGCGCGCCGGATCATCCGGCCTATCGACTCCTGCGATACAAGCCGAACGGTGAAATGATCGCGGCGGATTTCCGGCAGACGATCCAGGCGCATGCCCTCTCGCTCGGCAACGGATACGCCTACGTTTATCGCAACGGCAACGGCACGCCCCGCGAATTGATCCCCATGGACCCGCAGAGCGTCACGCCGCTCCGCGCCGATGGACGGCTCTGGTACGTGTACTGGTTTCAGCGCGGCGAGCAGCGAAAGCTCTTTCCTCAGGACGTGCTGCATATCAAGGGGCTTGGATATGACGGGCTTCAGGGTTATTCGGTCATCGACAAGGCGAAGGAGACGCTCGGCCTGCACATCGGCGAACGGCAGTACGGCGCAAGATTTTTCAAGAACAATGCGCGGCCGTCCGTCGTGATCGAGCACCCGGCCAAACTGACCGACGATCAGGAAAAGCATTTGCGCGAGGCGTGGGATCGCATGCACCAGGGCCTCGACAACGTGCATCGCACCGCGGTGCTCGAAGGCGGGATGAAGCTTCACGAGTTCGGGATCAACGCCCGAGACGCTCAGCTCCTCGAAAGCCGCGGCTTCGGCGTCCGAGAGATCGCCAACTTCCTCGGCCTGCCGCCTCATAAGCTCGGCGACAATACCCGCACGAGCTACAATTCGCTCGAGCAGGAAAATCAGGCATTCCTCGACGACAGCCTCGACGGATGGCTGAACAAATGGGAGGGCGAGAGCGAAGATAAACTTCTGAGCGAGGACGAAAAGCGCGCCGATAGTCACGCCGTCGAATTCGTCCGTCAGGCGCTCGTGCAGGCGAATCTCACCGCCCGCGCCGCGTACTATGCGAAAGCGTCCGGCGGCAAGGCGTGGATCACCCCGAACGAAATCCGACGGCTCGAAAACATGAATGCGCTGGACGACGAGGAGGCCGACACGCTGGCGGTGCCGCTGAACATCAAACAAGGCGAGCAATTCGCCGCCGCTCATCGCCGGCTTCTGGCCGACGCCCTGGCTCGGATGACCAAACGCCTCGGCGTGAACGCGAGGCGAGCCGCGAAACACTCCGAGACGTTTCTCGACTGGCTGGCCGCGCTGGAAACGGATCACGGCGAGACGGTCCGCGGAGCTTTGCGGCCGGCGATCGAGGCCATCTGCGCCGCCACCGGCGCCCGCCCTGATCCACAGGTGGAAAAGATCGCGGCGGAACTTTTCGCGCAGGTCCGCGGAAAAGTCACCGCGATCTATGATACGGCCACCCGCGAAGAGTTCGCTGAGCGGATCGACGAGACAATGACGGAACTGGAAACCGCGCTGCCGGAATCGTTGGTTGCATGAAGGAGACTGATCATGCCCTATGCAAATGAGCATTCCGCCCGGCTTCGTGATCCTGGCGATTTCGATGCGGATAGTTTTCGCCGGACGAATGGCGGCACGATCTACGGGTCCAAAAAGGTGCCGGAGACCATCGCCATTATCTGGGGAAAGTTGAAGGGGAAAGCGGCTCCGGATGATCCGGTGCTGCCCCAGGCCCTCCGATTCCCGACGAAAAACTGGACGGTTGCTGAAGCAAAGAAATGGCTCAAGGACAATGAAATCAAATACATCTCCTTCGAGGCTGCGAAGGATTCGGACAGCGCCCGCACCGAGCCGCCGGTCCGAGAGCGGCGGTTCATTTCCGCCGACGCCTGCCGCGTCCGCACGGTGAAGCGCGATGCTGGTGGCACGATCATCGAGGGATACGCCGCCGTATTCTACGACCCCGAGGATCCCGGGACGGAATTTCAACTCTGGGGCGATACGGTTGAGCGGATCATGGCCGGTGCGTTCGACCACGTGCTCACCGAAGGCGATGATGCCCGCGCGCTGTTCAATCATTCGCCCGATCATCTGCTCGGCCGCGTCACGGCGAAAACGCTCCGGCTGACCGTTGACAAGCGCGGCCTCAAATACGAGATCGACCCGCCCGATACGCAACTCGGGCGCGATACCGTGATTTCCATCGACCGCGGCGATCTCACCGGGAGCTCCTTCTGTTTCATCGTCGGCAAAACGATGTGGATTCTGGAAAACGAAGGCACGGATCACGAGCGGACCATCCGCGAAATCCACGAGATCAGCGAGTTGTTCGACGTGGGGCCGGTGACGTATCCGGCCTATGAATCCACCACGGCCGGGGTCCGCAGCGAGAACGATCTCGCCGAGGCCCGCGCGAGCTTCGAGGCGTGGAAAGCCGAGCGAGTAAAAGACATCGCCGCCGACCTGGCGATGCGCGAGCGTCGCCTCCGGCTCCTCGAAGTGGATGGCTTCTGAAAAAAAAGATTTGACACGCTGTTCGTCGGCGTGTAGACTTTGATCGGACAATTCAGTTCAGGATCGCGGGCGGATGTGCTCAGTCGCTCCCGCCGCGAATGACCTGAGCGAGTTCATCCTCGCTGTCAAATCGGCGAGCGAACCCGCGGACGAAACCCTGTGCCGGTTTCGTCGGCGTTCGCCCGCCGATTTTTTTGTTCCCCTCAGGTTGGCGTACCCGGCGAAACCCCTACTCACCGGAGGCGTCAACAATGACCGTCAAAGAATTGCGGGAGAAGGCCGGAAAACTCGCCGACCGCATTAAAGAGCTGGCCCGGCAGGCCGAGGGGCGCGAATTCACGGCCGAGGAAAAAGAGAACTGGGAGAAACTGAACAAGGAATACAACGATCTGCTGAAGCAGATCGAGCGAGCCGAGCTGGTCGAACAACTGGACCGCGATATGGGCGACCCTCAGGCCCGCAACCTGCCCGGCCGCGAAGACACCCACGGCACCCCGGCCGATGACAGCGGGCGCAGACAAGTCGCCACCGACGAGCAGCGCGCTCTCGCCCTCCAGGCGTGGATGCGCACGCAGTCCGGCCTCGAACTCACCGAGCCGCAGCGCGAGGCGGCGGCCGCCTGCGAGTTGAATCCCGGACGCCGCGAGCTGACCTTGCGGCTCTTCACCACGGATCAGTTCACGAATCGCCAGCGACTCATCCGTCACACGCACCCCGGCGTGATCGAACGCGCCCTCTCCGTCAACACGGGCGCGAGCGGCGGGTTCATCGTGCCGAGCGGCTTCATCAACCGGGTTGAGGACGCACTCCTGTTCTACGGCGGGATGCGGCAGGTCGCCGAGATCCTCCGCACCGAAACGGGCGAGGAACTCTCCTGGCCGACGGACAATGACACGAGCAATAGCGGTGAACGGCTCGGCGAAGGCCAGGCTGTCACCGAGGCGGCCCCGACGTTCGGGCAGGTCAAGCTGAACGCCTATGTGTACAGCTCGAAGCTCGTCCGCGTGCCGGTTTCGCTGCTTCAGGATGCCGCATTCGATCTCGTGAACTGGCTCGCTGCGAAGCTGGGCGAACGCATCAGCCGCGCGCAGAACAGCGATTACACGACCGGCATCCGCGGCAATCAGCCCTGGGGCATCGTCACCGCGGCCACGCTCGGCGTCACCGCCGCGGCTCAGGCGGCCATCGACTGGGACGAACTGAAGCAGCTCATCCACAGCGTCGATGTCGCCTATCGGACCGGGGCGCGGTGGATGTTCCATGACAATACCGCCCTGGCTCTGCGGCAGATTCGTGACGGCATGGGTCGAGAAATCTGGCAGTCGAACGCCCGCGAGGGCCTGCCGGATACCATCGAAGGCTATCCGGTCACGCTGAACAACGACATGGCCTCGACCATCGCGACCACGGCGAAAACGATCATCTTCGGCCAGCTCACCAAGTACAAAATCCGCGACGTGCAGATCATCATCGTGCGCCGCCTGGTGGAGCGTTACGCCGAATACAACGAGGAAGGCTTCGTCGCCTTCATGCGTTCGGACGGCGCCCTGATCGACGCCGGCACGCATCCGGTCAAATATCTGCAACAGGCGTAACCGGGAGGAAGAGCGGATGAAAGTCAAGTTGCTCATTCCGCGAGCCACGGCGGCCGGGCCGCAGCGCATCGGTGATGTCATCGACGTGGATCCTGAAGAGGGGAAGCGTCTGATCGACCGCGGAAAAGCGCAGCCCGTGACGCCGAGCGGCGAACCGGTCGAGCCACCCAAACCTATCGAAACCGCCATGCTCGAAGGCGGCAAACCCAGATCACGAAAGAGCAGGAGAAAGCGAAATGAACCTGTTGAATGAAGGGATCAAGCTCACGCGCGTCCTGGCCTATCAGGCCGACGGGCAGGGCGATCCGGATTCGAGCCGCGTCGATATGAGCGGCTTCGACGGTGTGATGTTCATCTGCGAACTCGGCACCATTGATGGCGGAGGCACGGTGACGATGGTCGCCAAGCAGGCGGCGACCGACATCGTCGGCGATGCTCTCAGTGGAGCCAGTGTCGCCGCCGCCGACGACGATGACAACAAACTGTTGGCCATCGACATCTTCCGGCCGACGGATCGTTATCTCGGCGTTTCGCTCACCCGAGCGGTGGCCAACTCCGTCATCGGCGGTGTGACGGCTCTCCAGTACCACGCGCGAACGAAGCCGACGACTCACACGAGCGCCTCAATGGCGGCCGCGGCCGTCGCGCTGGTTTCACCGGCTGAAGCGTAAGCCGACTTCTCGGCTCCTTGTTTGGTTTCGGCTGCGGGTGCCACGCCCCTGGACGCCCGCAGCCGACCCTCAGTACGAAAGGGCATTGCAATGCGAAACCTGAAACGATTCTGGCGGGCTCACCGGCGAGGCCTGATGTTGGCCGCCATCCTGATTGCGGCGGCCACGCTGATCGCCGCCGGGACACGCACGACCAAGATTTATCTGACCGACGGCGGCGATTCGCAGGTCGTCGGCAGCGGCGGCACCGTCACCGTCGAATCGGGCGGCACGGTCGACCAGCAGACCGGCTCGGTCTGGAAGGTCAGAGGGACCACGGTCACGGCGACGGGCGCCGACCTGAACACCATCGCGGGCGGGATCACGTACACGAACTCGGCGACGTTCGAGATCGACAAAGATTCCGAGGCCGCGAAGATCACCCTCGATACGAACAGCGCCACCGGCGACTTCACCCTCAAGCTCGTGCCGACAAACTTGACTGGCGACCGCACCATCAGCTTCCCGAATTCGACCGGCACCGTGATGGTCAGCGCGTATACCGATCTCGACCTCGGCGACGCGAGCAATGCGGGGACTCTCGATATTTTCACCGGCGACGGCACCGGCCGGAAGATGATCTTCGACCCGGCGGATACGGGCGCGAATTCGCGGACCATCACGATCACGAATGAGGCCATCGCCGCGAGCCGCAGCTACAAAATTCCTGACGCGGGTGGCGACGGCCAATTCGTGATGACGAACGCCGACCAGACCTGTGTCATTACCACGGGCGCGGCGGACCGCAGCATTACGCTCGGAGGCGACGTGAGTCTCGCGGGCGGCCTCACTACGGCGGCTGACCTGACGTTCAGCGGTGCGAATGCCTGCGTGATCTCTGTGCCGAGCGCATCGACGTGGGCGCTTCCGACGGGCGGAGGCACGCTCGCCCTGGCGACCGGCGCCGAAAGCGGCACGCACGCGCCGACCTTCACGGTGGATGATGACGCCGCGACCACCCGATTCAGCTTGAGCGGAAATACGGGGGGTGGAACTGAAGTCTGCACGCTCAAGCCCGCGACCCACGCCGCGGCCCGGACAATCACGCTTCCCTATGCCACCGGCGCGACGGATACGCTCGCGCTTCTCGGCACGCCGAACATTTTCACGGGCGCCCTCGATCTTCGCGGAGCGGTCAGTTCCGGCGGCAGCAATCCGGCGTTCGATCTTTCGGGATCCTCGGGCGCGTTCAAGACGACCACGGGCGCGGTCACCATCGGCAACGGCGCCATCGGCATCACGGGTGACGTAACTATTGCCGCCGCAAAGGGAATCACAACCGCCGGAGCGGGTGCGGGGGCTTTTGATTTCTCGGCTCAGACAGGGATTTTCTCCACCTCAACCGGGGCGAATACGCTCGGCGGCGATGTCACGATTGCGGCCGGGAAGCAGCTCGACATCGGCACCGCGCTGGGAGGCGATGCGACGCCGCTGAGACTCTTCAGCGCGACCGCCGCGAACGGCCTCCTGGTCGTGAAATGCCAGAATGATGCCGACGACAATACGACCACACTTCAGTCGGGCAATCCAGGCGCGGCCGCGAATCCGACGATTACATTGCCGGTTGCGACCTCGACACTGGCGACAATCGGTCTCAGTGAAGCGCTCGATCTCAAAAGCCTGACCAATGCCGGAAACATCACGCAGACGGGCGCGACAGGCGTGGTCACAGGGACCGGCGGCCTCGAGACGCTTTCCGCGGACAGCTCGTTCATCGTCGATGCCACGGCGAGCGGGAACGCCGCCTTCGATGTGACGGTGACCAATGCGGTCCACGGCCAGGCGTCGGTCTACAAAATTCCCGACAGCGGCGCCGCGACCGCCCAGGTGGTCGTCACCACCGGCGACAATGCCGTCAAGGTGAACGCGAACGGTTCCGATCGAACCGTAAGCCTTAGCGGAAATCTCACCACCGCCGCGGGCCTGACGACCACGACCGCCGCCGTGACGCTGGCAGCCAATGCCGCCGGATCGAACGTTACCCTTCCGGCGAGCGGCACATTGGCCACCACCGGCAACACCGAAACGCTTGCAGCCAAGACAATCGACGGCGATGACAATACGATTCAGGACCTCGGTCCGGGAGCAGCGAAAGTGGCTGTTGAAGGTACATCGGCCCCAGTGACGGCAGTTCCGGCGATCCCCTTCGTCGTGAGCTACCAGACGCCCGAGGCCGCCGGGACCTATGACATCTACACCGTGCCGACCGGGAAAAAGCTCCGCGTGATTTCTATCGGCGGCTACAAGATCACCCAGGCGGGCGGCGCCGCAGGCACGCTCACCGTCATCAACAGCGGCACGACCAATGCGATCAGCGACGGCATCTCAATGAACATCGGTGATAAGGCCGTATTCGCCGCTTCGACCTTTGACGATGCCGAACGCGACCTCGCTGCCGCGGCCAAACTTCAGGTGACGACCGCGACCGCCGCGGCCTGCAAGCTCGAAGCGGTCCTCAACATCACCTGCGTCTGGGTCACGCCGTAACCGGAGGGCGAGTGATATGAGCTTCGTCGCCAAAAAAAGCGTCACGGTCACCACCGCCGCCGACGAGACGGCGACCGCCTATCTCCCTGCCGCAATGCCGGTACTCAACGGTCTCCTCGACCGGATCCTTTACACGAAGATCGATTTCGCCGACGGCGTTGATTTTGCGATCACGCTTGAATCGACCGGTGAAACGCTGTGGGCTCAGGAGGACGTGAACGCCTCCGCCGTTGTCGCTCCGCGACAGGCCACGCATGACACGGCCGGCGTGGCAGCGCTCTATGCGGCAGTCGGTCAGGCGGTCCGTGACCGCATCGGCATCAGCAACGACCGGATCAAGATCGTCATTGCCGCGGGCGGAGTCGCCAAGCGCGGAACATTCACCGTCGTCCTCGTCTGAGCGGACGGCTTGCGGTCAGGAGGCAGCGCGTGGCGGTCTACGTCCACACTGAACCGACCACGGAGCCGGTCACCGTTACCGAGCTCTCCGAGCATCTGCGGCTCGATATCGTCAGCGATACGCTGATCGTATCGCAGAGCATCAAGCCCGCGAGCTACAACCCGAGCACCGTCACCGGCGCGAACGTCGCGCTCTTCTCCCTCTCGCCCAATGTCGCCTATGCTGCGACGGTCGTCCTGAATGTCGGCGTCGTCGCCACCGGCGGAAATCTTGCCGTGAAGATCCAGGATTCCAACGATGCCCAGACCTGGACGGATGCTATCGTGTTCGGGACCGTCACCGAAACGACGGATGAAACCGCCCAGGATCAGGCATACACCGGAGAGAAACTGTATCTCCGCGCGGTCGCCACGGTGAGCGGCGCAGCCGCCGTGTTTGCCGTCAACATTCAGCTGCAACCGCTCCTCACCACTGAAACCACTTTGTTGGCCGTACTGATTAAAGCCGCCCGGCGATACGCCGAGATCTTCACGCGGCGTCAGTTCGTCACCGCGACGCTCAAGCTCGTGCTCGACAAATTCCCGAAGGTGATCTATGTCCCGCGCCCGCCGTTGATCTCGGTGACGCCGGTCGAATACGCGGATTCCGCCGGCGTGACGAGAACGCTCAGCGAGGCGAGCTACGTGGTGGACATCCGGAGCGAGCCGGGGCGGATCGTCGAAGCCTATGGCGTCTCGTGGCCGACCACGCGGGACATCATCAATGCAGTGACCGTGACCTATCAGGCCGGCTATGGCGCCGCCTCGGCCGTTCCGGCGAGCATCAAGACGGCGATCAAGATGCTGGCCGCCCACTGGTACGAACATCGCGAGGCCGTCACCGACGGCCGGGCGCCGGTCGAAGTGCCGATGGCCGTCGAATCGCTCCTGTGGATGCATCGCGTGAAAGGCTGGGAATGAACTCAGGAGACCTCAGACATCGCGTCGAGCTTCAGCAGCGGGTGAAGTCGCGCAATGCGGTCGGCGAGGAGACCTACACCTGGTTCACCTATGCGACGGTCTGGGCGGCGGTGGAACCGCTGACCGGACGCGAGCTCTACGAGGCGCAGCAGATCTCCGCTGAAGTCACCGTCCGCGTGCGAGTGCGATACCTGAAAAGCATGAGCACGGAACACCGCGTCCTCTTCGATAGCCGCGGGTTCAACGTGAACTTCGTCCAGAATCTTGAGGAACGGAATCGGGAGCTCGTGCTTCTGTGCAAGGAGGCCGCGTGATGCCGATTGTCGAAGTGGAATTGCTCGGCGCGAAGCGGCTGATGAAAGCGTTGAACGAGTTGCCGAAGATCGTGCAGAAGAAGGTTGTCCGGCATGCGGTCCGGGTCGGCCAGAAAATCATCCTCGGCGCCGCGAAAGACAACGCCCGGTCGATGGTTGGCGGCGACATGGGAAGCCGGATCGCGCGGGCATTGCAAGTCCGCGTCCAGAAACGCCAGAAGCCCGGTGCGTTCGGGATGAACGTGCAGATCAATCCCGCGAAAACCCAGGAATTCATTCACGTTGCGAAAAGCGGGAAGCGGACGTTCATCGTCGCGGCTATTGAGTACGGCCATGGCAATGCCGCCGCCATTCCGTTTGAGCGATCCGCATACGATGAGAAGGGCCAGACAGCCATCAACACCGCCGTCCGCGACCTGCGCGACGGCACTGAAACCGAAGCGAGAAAACTGGCATGAGCATCGAAATCAACTGTGGGAAAAGGCATTTCGCACTCATCGCCATCGTCGTCGTCGTGATTATTGCGGTGATGGCCGGCTACGGACAGTGGGCGGCCGCCGCCGCCACGGACCGCGAACTCCGTATCCGTGAACTGGAGAAAATCAGCGCCCGCGTCGATGAGCGGCTGAAAACGATAGAAGCGACTTTGATGCGGATCGAGAGAAAAGTCACCATCGACACGCCGTAGAACGGGTCAGGAGGTCAGAGATGGAACCGGGAATCGACTGGCAGGAAATCATCGAGCTCATCGTCACGGTGCTCGGCATCGTCGGCGCGATTCTCGGCGCGCTCGGCCGCAAGAAATACAAGGACATTCTCAAGGCCGTCATCGTCGGAGTGGAGGCTGCCTCGGACGAGGCCGGCTATGATGTGAAACGGAGCATCACCACGAAAGCGACTGCGGCAGTCGTCGAGCACAAGCTGAACAAACTCGTGAAGAAATGGACGGAAAAGAATGCCTCTGGCTGAAAGAATGTGGAGAATCGGTCGGAATTGGTCACGGATCACTCTAGCGGCGATCCTGGTGATCTTGGGTGCGTGCTTGGGCTGCCAACCCACTGACAACTACGTGCGTGTGGAATTCCTCCAGACGCGGCCCGCCGAAGTGATCCTCGCAGAGCAGGGCAAGGAAGCGCAGGGCGGCGGAATCGTCAGCGACTTTGCCGACGTGGTCTCTGCGGCCGCACCGTTTGCCGGCGCACTCGGCGGCTGGGGCGTT